GCATAGCCTTCATCAGCAACAGCGCGTTCATGAACTCCCTTGCCGGCATGTTGAATACCTGGTCCATGCGCAGAGGATCTTTGCCGGCCATCCGGTAGACCACACCGACCCAGCCGTAGTTCGGCTTCTTTACGCCTTGGCCGTTGTCGTCGTCATCTCCTGCTCCGTCAAAGACCTCCGCATAATCGTCAACAAAGGCTCTGAAAGCTGCAAAAAAAAAGCGGCATAACCCCAAACGTCACCCATGTTCATCTGCAACATCGCCTCTGCGCGTTGCTTGTGCCCCTTGCCGTCGTATGCCTTCGAACACCACTTCCACACCCTGCACTCCCTCGAAAGCGTCGCCAAGATCAGGTGCAAGTTGTCAATCACCCCCTGCTCGCTGCTCATGTCGTAGGAATATAACTCCACAAGCTGCCCTGCGCTGATTTCGTCAATGAACCACTCAAATTGATACCACTTTCCGGCGACCTGGGCGTGACGCTTGGCAGCCAGTGACGATAGCGATTTGCTGGCCGCGTTGATCTCACCATAGCGCTTGTTGACCTCAGCAATCGTCATCTTCTTGACCTGCTCGATCGGGATGCCGTCGAGAACGGCGATGACGCCGATCTTTTTGTCGCTCGTCGTGTAGATTGCGTTGGCCTCAATAGACACAATGCGCTGGAACTGGTCTACGGTGATTTTGTTCAATATACTCATGACAGCAGCTTTTGTATTTTTTCAAACGTCGCATCGCTTTGCGTCCACACACCCAGACCGTGTGAGTGTTCGAAGTTGTGTTTATACCCCTGCAACTCCGCAAAGAACTTGCCAACGTCGTGAGGGAAGCTGATCGTGTCGTGAAACAAGACGACACCATCAGGGTTCAGGAATGGCAGCCACGTCGTGTAGTCGTTCTTGACCGCATCGTAGGTGTGCAGGCCGTCTATGTGCAGGATGTCGATCTTTTTTTCCCAGCGCTTGGCCACGTCGTCAAAGTAGCCTTTGATGAAGTACAGGTTCTTCATCTTGAGCGTCACCCGGAAGTGTTCACGCAACCCCATGACGTGGTCATAGGTGCTACGCCTCCCTGCATGTTCGTCGCCCTCAAATGAGTCAATGCCGTACACCTTGCCGTGGCCAAGGACCGCGAAGCAGAACGTCGAGAAGCCGTAGTCAACACCAAGGTCGACGGTCACCTTTGGCTTAAGTGCGTCAGTCAGGTGAATAGCGAAGTTGCCATGCCCCTCCCACGCCGTCGGCTTGGCAAGGATCATCTGATAGAAGTGTTTGACTGCGTGCATGGTGCAAATTTACTACATGATAACATACCTGCCCCCAGCGTTTACAGATAGCTTGTTGAGCGCGACGTACCTAACCGCATCGATGGCGTGGTTGTACCTGTCAATCGGCTCGTTCAGCGAAGCACCTGTCTTGTCTGTGTCCCACGTGTAGTTGCGTAGTTCCTTGATAAGATTTGTTGATTCACGCGTCACGAGTAGCGGCTGGCGCTTCAAGATGTCGATACTATTCCTGATGCTATCCGGGCCGTTGTCAGCACGTTGGATGTTAAAGCCTAAACGATGCACCTCCTCGATGCTCTTAGGTTCAGAACTGTCAGCGATAATCGGCCATGACCTGCCAATGCCCAGCTTGCGAAAGTGGTCAGCAATGTCTTGATTTGTTAGGCCTGATGAGTACATTAGCTCGTGCACAAGGATAGCCCCTCCCCTCTTGTAGACAGCGACCACCGCCGTAGGATCATTCGTGAAGCCCCAGTCCATGCCGATGGCGACGAGTTTATCATTTGCAAAGTCAATGCCATCCACCTGCTGCCAGTCATCAAAGACCACGCCCTGCAATGAGCCGACTTCGCCCAAGCCGTAGACCTTCCACCAGTTCGCCCAGTAGTTGGATGTTGCCGCCTTGACCTGCGCCGCTTCGATGTCGTCGCGGATCGTCGCCGGCAGTGCCTCGTTGTCGCGGTATGTCAGCACCAGCAACTCACTGTCTTGCTCGGCTAAGACCTCCGTGTGCGCCCAAAACTCCGACACCGGGTTGAAGTCGATGTAGATGGCTTCGCTTGTTCGGATGGCCAGCTGATGGTACGCCTCAAACTCGATGTTGTTGGCTTCGTTTATGTATAGCACCTGCCGCCGTGCGCCGCGTAACTTAGCCTCCTGGTCTGCACTGAAAAACTCAATCGTGCTGCCATTCGCAAACGTGTAGGTCAGCAGCGTCTTGTTCCAGCCTTCGTCGCGCCAGCGGTTCGTCCACTGCATGACCTTGCCGAAGTCCTTCATAGCGCCACGTCGTAGGTGTGGGATTGATTCAGATACGACGCTGATCTCGGTCTTGGCCTTGGCTGCAATGTGGATCAGGACTGCCAGTATTGCGTATGTCTTGCCAGCACTTGTCCCGCCTTGGATGACTTTCTTTCTGGCCGTCATCCGCCTGATGCGCTTTATCGCGGTGGTGTGATGAAATGCCATTTGTAACCGAGGTGGGGTTCGAACCCACGTTTACAACTTCTGTTTACGGTCGGGGTGCGCACTCCCTAATTGTCGTTTTACCACTTAAACTACTTCGGTTTTTTCTAATATCATTTTGTTGACGTCAACGAAATGGTTTTGTGGCCATGGCAGGATTTGAACCTGCAATAAACCCCGCCATTGGGGTGTGTGTGCCTTTCCACCACATAGCCTTGTAGTCAGGACAGGACTCGAACCTGTATTTGCAGGCCCTTTCGAGCCCGTGGTTACCATTACGCCACCTGACTATTTACACAAATATACACTACTTCTCCCCAATTTCCCCCTTCAGCTTCTCGACGTAGACCGCCGCATCCATCAACTCCTCCTGCAAGTGCTGCAGCCATTGCAGTGGAGAAAGGTCATCGCGCTCCATCGTAGTGCCGTACTTCTCCTTGCCCTTTTCCGCTCTTGTCCTAAGTTGGGCAACAACGGCTTCGGTGATTGCGTCAGTCATTGAATAGCGGCTGCTCGATTTTGACTTCGTTCTGCTGCTTATCGACTAAGCCAAGAACGCGGACGGCGATGCTGGCATTGTAGACACCTGCGCCGCTGCCCTCGATCATGTCGCGGTCACACGTCGCGCGTATGCGTGTTAGTATGTGGGAGAATTTCTTGTGGTGATCGCTCTCCTGCCTCTCGTAATCGCGTAGGTCGTAGCACCTTCCCTGCTCTGCCAAATACCCCTCGAAGCCACGAAACGTCAATGGACGCTCCCTCTCCCGATACGCACTTTGCCCCTCCTTGCCGACAAAATCGTGCTGCAAGTAAGGTCGCTTTTTCGTTTCCTCCTTATACTCGCAAAACGCCTCCCACATTTCTTCGGGCGTTTCAAAAATGGGCGGTCTTCCTGCTTTCTTCATGCCTCCATGTTTGTAACAATGTCAATGATCTTTTCTACCACCGCGACCTTTGCGTGCATTGCGTTAGGCGCTGTGCTTTCTTCCAGCGAGTCCAAGACGTTTGACAGGTTTGTCAACAAATGTCCACGATCCTGCCAGTCGAGTGCGCGTGCGTCCTGCTCTGCTGTGATGTCGGGTTGGTGTGTCATATGTCAGTATCTTTTTTTTTTCTACCCCGCTTGTTTTTTGGTAAATCTATATCGAACCACTTAGCTAAGCGAATAACGCTCGTAGCATGAAAAACAGAACCCGTGGCCGTTACAAAACCAGCATTATTCAAAGCATCCGCCATTTGTTCAAGGGTGCTTGTTGTATGTATTTGTAAATACAATCGCAAAAAACTTGATGCTCGAAGATATTTAGCACCTACTGAATTTGTTTTAGTTGAATCAAAAATAGCTTTCCGCCGTGATTCTCCTGATATCTTGCCTCCCTTGGATGCCACCTCCTTCCCCATGCTCACCGCTCCCGAGTTCGTTCCGTGCTTCGCGATGTAGGACGCTGCCCGATTTTTCATAATTTCAGAAAATGATTTTTTTCGCGTCATGTCAGTCTTCGTTTAGTTCACCTAATTCTCGTAGCTTGTTCCTGCTCCAGCCAAGCGCCGCCTTGCCGCCCCAAAGCAGGTAGCTGATATATCCGCAATCGCTGGTGCTGTCCGCGTTGTCGTAGTACGTTTCTGCGCGCGATAGGTAGCTGTGCATCCGCTTGATTGTTTCGAGGCTGATGCCTTCGCCTTTGGCAAGCTGCTGCGCTCTGACCTTGCCGGTCTGCGTCGCACACTTGTTGCCGTTGCGCTCGTTCAGCTCAATGCCGCGCTTGGCGTTGTTGCGTACACCCTCTCCGTAGTCCGCGTAGGTGTCAGCAAAGGCGCTGCGGTCTGCCTCCCATTGCCTCGCGCAAACGAGGTAGCGCTGCTGCTGGCTTGGGAACTCGCTGGCAGTTTTGTCATCGCCCATGCATCGCTGGATGAAGTCGGTCTTGCTTT